TGCCACTTTGAGAATATGTAGCTGTCTTTGCAACCTTTGTATAATGAACATCAGCTTTTAATTCAACAGAAAATAATTCAATGATTGATTTATTTGTAAGCTGTTGTAACTCAGGTACAGGATTAGCCATTTATGGTTCAAATACCTCTCTAAATGTTGTTGTAATAACGGCTCTATTGTTATAAGGAATTTGTTTAGACCAAGAATCACAAACAAACTTGCCTTCTCCAGATAAAGTAATTGAGACATTACCAGAATCAGTTGCACTATTACTGGTAGTTACTGTGAACACATTATCGTTAGTGACAGAGGCAACAGAGAAAGAACCATCAGTAGGAGATCCACTTGCAGTTGAAGTATAATCAATAGTTAAAACATCACCTATTGCAACTCCATGATTACTAATTGTAATTGTTGCTGTTGTAGTTGATTGACTATATGTACCTGTTTTTGTAAAACCTTCTCCTGGTGGTGTAAAGGTAAAACTTGCCTGATCATTAACCCTACTTCTTAAAAAGCCTTCAATGACATCTGACTGCTCTTCAGAGACAACAAAAGTAAAGTCATATACTTTTGGATCTTGAGAAAATGGAAGGCCATATAAAGCTCTAAATTCATAACCATCGCCAAGACGAGAAACTTTTACTTTTGGATTGCTTTTTTTTGTTAGACCATAAGTAGGTTGTATTGAAGGAAAAGTCGCC